AAGTCCATCAAGGACGTGTACGGCGCGGCGCTGATCGGGAACGAGCTTCAGTCTGGCGGGATCTACACGATCTGCTACGACGGGACCGACTTCCTGCTGGTCAACACCGCGTCGCTGTTGAGAACGGTGACCATAAAAAAGGCGGCGGTCTCGATCACGCACAACACCTGGACGCAATGCGCGTTCGACGCGGGCGATGTCGTGACCGACCCGGCGGGGCTTGCCGACGCGGCAAACGAGAAGATCGTGCTGCCGACCAACAGCACTGCCGCCCTCGTGACGCTGGCGACTCAATACACATCGAGCGGAATCGATTCGATCGGCGTGACGGTTGGTTATTCGCCAGTGGCCAACACCCCAGGGACCGGCGGTGCGACGAATTTTGTCCAGCGGGCCAGCAACCACAATTCACTACCGGGTTCCGGGACAATTTTCCACACCGCCGTCTCGCACATTTTCACGGTGCCGAACCCCGGCTCGACCGACAACGGATCTTACGACGTGTACGGATCGGTCTATGTGGACATCACGGCGGGCAGTGGATCTGTCCCGATCGCCTGGGAACTTAGCGTCGCGGTATTGAGGTAAAAATGGCTGAAGCTCAAGTCAACTTGTCTTGGTCCCTGCCGTCGATCTCGACGGCGCTGGGCATTGAACACCAAACCACCGGGATCATCAGAAACAACATCTGGGTTGTCCCCGGCGTTGACCAACCGGCCCTGGACGCGGCCATCGCCGCGTATGACGACGGGGCCGAAAAGCTTGCCATCCAGTGGGCGATCGTCCGCGCCGACCGCAACCAGCGGCTGGCGGAATGCGACTGGACCCAGTTACCGGATTCGCCGCTCGCGGATGCCGAGAAATCCGCCTGGGCAACCTACCGCGCCGCCCTCCGGGATGTCCCGGCGCAGGGGGACCCGTATGCTATTGCTTGGCCGGTGGCCCCGTGATCGGAGTCGTCCCCGACGATACAGGCCTAGTGGCTGGCTGGGTCGCGGAACAGCTAGGATTTGATGGGGGCTTTGGCCCCCATTTTGCTGTGGGCATCCGGGATGACGAAACGCCGATCGCGGGCGTCGTTTATCACCACATGACAGCCCGCGACACGCAAGTGTCGATGGCGGCGACCTCGCCCCGCTGGGCGCGCAGGGGCACGATTGAATATCTCTTCCGCGTTCCCTTCGAGCATTTCGGCATGCGCCGCATGACGGCCATTACCGCTAAGAGAAATCGCCGTGCCCGCAAGCTGCTGGCTGGCCTGGGCTTCCGTGAGGAAGGCCGGGCGGAAAAGTATTTCGATGATTCGCGAAACGGCGACGCGATCATCTACGGAATCTTGTCTAGTAATTGCAGATGGATGAACGGCCATGGGTAAAGGACCCCGCGCGCCTGACCCCCAGGCGGTCGCGCAAGCTCAGTCGGAAGCGAATCGTCTTAATATATATGGCCCGTATGGTGCGCAGGTTTTCGGGTCTGTGAACGACGAGGGCCAGTTCGTGCCTCGCACTGGCGGCGACGCCGTTATGGTCAACGAGACGCCGTTCCAGGCGGCGCAGCGCGCTCAACAAGAAGCGTTGCTGCAGCAGCTTGGCAGCGTCGCGCAGCAACGAGCCGGTGCGATCTCCGGCGACCCGTTCACCTTGCCCGATGCGCCCGCGTACCAGGGAGCAATTGATCGCTCTGGCTTGCCGCAGGTGGCGGACTTTAGCGGCCAAGTCGCGCGCGGCCTCGACATGAGCGGCCTCGCGGGCATTCCGGGCGTCGATGATTTCGGCGCGGAGCGGCAGCGAGTTGAAGACGCGATCTACAATCGCCAGCGGCGTCTGTTGGACCCGGAATTTCAGCAGAGCCGGGAGCGGTTGGCGCAGGATCTCCAGAACCGGGGCATTCCGATTGGCTCAGAGGCCTACAATCGGGCCATCGATCGGCTCGACCGCAGCCAGGGGCAAGCCTTGGCGGATCTGACCGACCGCGCGGTGACCCTCGGCGGGCAGGAGCAATCTCGTCTATTCCAGCAAGCCATCGGCGCCCGTGGCCAGCAATTTGGCGAGCGGCAAGCCCAGGCGGGCTTTGGCAATCAGGCCTTGCAATTGGCCAATGCGCTGGCCGGTAGCGCCCGTGGGACCATGGCCTCGGAGATTCTCCAGGATCGCGAACTGAACAACGCGGCGCGAGCCAATGCGATCCAGGAAAGCCTGTTGCAGCGCAACCAACAGACGAACGAACTGGCACAGCTTCTCGGGGCTGTCCCCGGGCAGCCGCTGCCGCAGATGCAGTCTGGCATCTCACCGATCGATATCACCGGGCCAATGTATCAGCAGTATCAAGCCGATGTCGGCAACTATCAAGCCAACCTCGGCGGGCTGTACGGCCTCGGTCAACTCGGCGTTCTGAAAGCTTTGGGAGCGTTCTAACATGGCGATGCAAGGAGCCCGTGCGGGCGATCTGTTCCGGCTGCAACTGGCGCGGTCCCTCGCGCCACAGGGCAACCCGACCACGCCGTTGGCGGCGTTGGGGAATCTTGGCCGTCTAGCGGCTTCGCTCTACATGCAGCAGAATGTCGCGAAAGGCATTGAGGACCGGCGGACTGCGGCTGATAGAGCCGCCCTCGCCGCGTTGCAGGGTACGAGACAGCCGATCTACGCCACGCGGCCAACCGTTGGTGACGTGGATCTCAGCCCGCCGTCGCCGGGCATCCCGACCGCGCAGATCGGAGAACGAGTTGGGCCAGATCGGGCCGCGTTGATTTCCATCCTTTCCAACCCGAATGTTTCTGAAAACATCAGCAAATTGGCGGGGACACTGTTCGCGGAGCAAACCAGCGCGGACCAAGCAGCGGCGGACCGCGATTTCAGAAGAGAAATGCAAGAAACTAGCCTATCGGCGATGAGAGAAAAGAGCAGAGCGGCCCTCAATCTCCAAGAACGCCTCGCCATGGCCGAACTGACGTTCAAGGCAGACCAGGGGGCCTTAGCGCGAGCGTCCCAAGAAGACATAGCTGAACTTAACCGAGAAGCGCAAATATCGATCGCCCAAGGCGCAGACGCGCGAAGCATTCAAGTGGCGCTCATCAACTCAGCGCGCGCCCAAAACAAGACCCCGAATTTGGTTCGGTACGCGGAACGCTTATTCCCAGGCGATAAGGTGGCACAGGATGCCTTTATTTACAGGCAGTTGAACATTACCGATCGGGGGGTGAACAGGGAGGCTGCTTCTTTTCTCCCGGCTAACACCCCCGCGCCTACTACCCCCGCGCCTACTACCCCCGCGCCTACTACCCCCGCGCCTACTTTCGCGCCTGACAGAAGCTCAGCCACAGACGCGACTGGATATGTTGATAGCGCAGTGGGGCTTGTTGAGAGCGGCCTTAATAAAGCCATTGGCAGACCGGCTCCGAGAAAGCGTATGGCGGAACGGATTGGAATCCTTCGACAAAGAACTCTTCGACAGAACGTAACAGGGAGAAATGGAAGGCCAAGCAATTTTTCAGAGAAAAGCCAGTTGAAGGAGTTGCCCGACGTAGGGTTTAACACCTCCGACGATGAATATTTAGGCAGGCTTGAGGATGTAATTACTAGCCTTGACCGGGAATTAGATTCTCTCTTTTCTATGGCACGCGACCCTGTTGTGCCTGCTGAGACGCGGTCAAACGCCGCCCGCGACTTTGAGGAGCTTACAAAGCTCCGGAACGATTGGCTCGCGACCATCGGGGCCACCTCTGACGTAGCCCCCCCCGACGACGTCGACCCAGATGTCATGCGCAAGGCCATGGAGACGATTTTTCGGTTTGAGCAGGGGGCAAACCAATGACGCTAACCCCTGAAGAAGCCAATACCCGGAAACGCGCCGCTGAGTATCTCGCGGCGAACCCGACCAGCCCGGACCCCAACGTCGTTGCATTATTCAAAACTCTTGAGTCCAAACGGCGGCAAGCCCCTGGACCTTCGCGAAAATCTTTCGCCGACCGCGCAACCGCGACTTTAGGAGAGTACAATCAAGTTATCGGGGCGACGGCGCTGGCAGAAAATTTCATCGACCCCGCGCTCGGCGCCCTTGGGGTTGACCCAATTGCCCCGCGCCTTACCAGCCCTGCTATTGCGGAAGACCCCCGATTCCGCCCGGAAAGAGCGGCGGGTCAGACGTTGGCGGTGGGGACTGCGGCAATGTTTCCCCAAGCCGCAGCCGCCAGGGTTGTCGCCAGTGCCCCGACTACGCTTCAAGCTCAAGGCGTGACCGCTGAAATTGCCAAGAGAATGGCCGCTGCGCCGATCGTCGCCCCAGTAGGGGAAGCCGCAGCCCTCGGCGGGAGCGCATTAGGGGCCGGGTATGCGGAAGGCGATTACTCTGGGAGCCCCGGCGCCCGCTTTGTTTTTGAAACCGCCGGGGCGCTTGCCCCTGGCGTTTTCGCTGGGAGAATCCGCGCATTAGGGGACGCGCTAAACCTTGCCCGGAAGAATCTTCAAACGTATTTGCCCGGCGGGGCCCAAAAAACGGCCATCGCGGCACTTGGCAAAGTGCTATCCCAATACGGCGAAGACCCGCAGACCGTGATCAATAAATTGAGGAGTTCAAACAACCCACGGCGCACGGCGGGGCAAATTTCGGGGTCGCGGGCGCTGCTTGACCTTGAGGCTGAACTGATCAGAACGTCCCCGAAATTTGGGCGCGATGTCGCAAATCGATCACGGCAAGAGATCGCCGACCTTAACGCCGCTATTGAAGCCGCGCGAAAAACAGGAGATCCTGGGCTTATTGCCAAAGCCGCCGAAATCCGCCTTGAGCACTTCAATGACTTGATTGACCGCCGCGCGCAACGGCTGGAATCTCAACTAACGGCAATGTCGGCGAGGATGTCGGGCAGCGCGGCGGATCGGCAAAAATTTTCTCAGAACGCGCGGGGCATAATAGAGGCGGCGCGCAAGCAAGCCAAAGGGGACGAGAATATCCTTTGGGGCCGGGTTGACAAAAACATTCGCGCCGACGCCGCCCCGCTGTTTTCGGAAGTTAAAGCCGTCCGCGATCAATATCTGCTCCCCCCAGAAGACCCCGCGTCAAAAACAATGATGGACGCGGTCAAAATCATCGAGGACAGAGGGCGCGACACCGTGGTTTTAAGCCCAATCCGGGACGCAGACGGCAATCAGATAAAGATTGTTGTCCCCGGCCAGAACCCCACGGTCGATGAGTTGCAAAAATTCTATTCTCGGATGCGGGCGGCACAACGTGACGCAAGCGCGGGGTTCAAGCCGGACTCGCAGGGCGCGGCCATCTACGGGCGGTTGGCCAATGCGGCCATGACCGCCATCGAACAATCCCCCGCCGGGGCCGATAATGCGGTGCGAGACGCGGTTAATTTCACCCGCCTTTTGCATGATAGGTTTAGCCGTGGGGTGATCGGAGAAGTCCGGGCGCGCGGGGCGCTTGGCCCCCGCGTAAGCCCAGGAGAAACATTGGAGACAGTCATTACCGGAAACCCCGTTGCGCGCGGGGAAGCCGCGCAGGGCTTAATTGAAGGAGTGGCGCCGATCCCAGGCGGCGTGTCCCCCTTGGGGGTGGAGCGCCCGGCGGCAATGGCGGGAGAGCTTGAGGATTTTATCTTAAATCTTGCAGCCACCACCCGCCGCCCGGACGGCACGGTTGACCCCAATGCATTAAGGAAATTTGCCGCCCAGAATGAATTGACGCTCGACCAAACCCCCGGGGCAAGAGCGATAATCCAATCAAGCGCCGCAGCCCAAGACGCCATTAATAATTTCTCTTCGCGAGTGGGGGAATTGGACTTGGGGAAAACGACGGTCGCAAGACTTATTGGCGCGGAAAACCCGGTTTCTATTTTCTCCGCTGCTTTGCGCGGCGATCGGCCAATAACCGACTTGAACCTATTGCTGTCTACAGCCCGCAGGGGCGGGCCAGAAGCCCGGATTGCCTCTGGGAAGCTCGCCCTTGAAGCACTGGCGTCTAAAGCAGAAACCGGAGCAGCCATGAGGGCCAGCTTGGACGCCCCGATTTCCCCAAGGGGGCCGCGCATGCTTGACTTCCTCGTGGCGCGGGGCGCGATGGGAAAGCGACACGCGGAAAATTACAAGCGGCTTGTCGATGATCTCTCTGATTTTGAATCGGTGGCGACGATCACATCAGATGTCCCCGTTGATCTCGGCACGAAAGCGAGGGCGCTTAACGTGGTGGGCCGGGTTGTAGGCGCATACGCGGCCAAATTTCTGCCGATTTCTGACACAAACGCACTCATTGCTGGATCTGAGGGATCGAAAATCGGGCGCGATATCCTTGAGAACATGCCTTCTCTAAACGTGCAGAAATTTCTGATGGAGCTTTCGGCTGACCCGCAGCGGATGGCGGTTCTCCTTGCCGATGCGCCGACTCCCCCGATTAATGGGGTGCCGTACTCTCAGCAACTCGAAAACGCTAAAAACCAAGCGATTGGGTTGCTCGTGAGATATTCGGGGATAGGCCTCCCAACAGCCGCAATGCTTTCTGCGGGAAGGTACGGGGCCAGCCAAATCACGTCGGAAGAATCGGCCCCGCAATGACCGACATTCACCACGATATCGGACGCCTGACCGCGCAAGTCGAGGCGCTGCAAGCTGACGTATCGCGGTTGAACAAACTGATGGAAACCCAGGCCGCGCAGATGAACCGATGGCGCGGGGCGGGCGCGGTGCTGATCCTGATCGGCGCGGTCCTGGGCTGGCTGGTCAGCTTGATCCTGCCCGGCTCGTTCCGGTTGTAACGTACGACACAGGAGGTCCCGATGGCAGTTTATCAAGGGCGCCGGGTTACGCTGAACAAGCCGTTTCGTCTGCCCGCCGGGTCGAGCAAGAAATCGGGCGTCTACGTCTCGGACGGCGGCAAAGTCAAGAAGGTGACGTTCGGCGACCCCAACATGACGATCAAGAAAAATCAGCCTGGGCGGCGCAAAAATTTCAGAGCCCGGCACAATTGCGCCACCCCCGGGCCGAAAACGAAGGCTCGGTATTGGTCGTGCCGGGCGTGGTGACGGAGAGCCCGAATGAGCTTGTACAGAAATATCAACGCACGCCGCAAGGCGGGCAAGTCCCGGTCCGCGAAAAAATCCACGATCGACCCCAAAACATACGCCGCGATGAAAGCCAAGCGCGGCGGCTTCAAGCCGAAGCGCAAGAAGGGCTAGGCGTACATGCACGAGAACCACGCGGCGGGCGCTCGCGGGGAAATGCTCGCCGCCGCGTGGTTTCTCGCGCGCGGGTGGCTAGTTTTCTCCAACGTCGCCGGGCATGGCATCGCGGATCTCGCCATTGCGAGGAAGCGAGGGCGGGGTCTGGAGAAGTATCTGGTCGAGGTCCGCTGGACCGACCTCGCCCGAGACGGTGGCCCGAAGCCTTTGAGCAAAGAGCAGCAAATGCTGGGTGTCACGATCTGCTTCGTCGCCAGCGACGGCACGGTTTCGTGGTCCGCAAAGCAAGGAAAGGAGCTTTCAAATGATCCAGACGTTGATTGATTTTGTGACAAGCGCCGAGTTATCCACATGGGTCGGCGCGATCACGGGCGTCGTGACAGCTTGCACGGCGATCACCGCGATCACTCCGACGAAAACCGACGATAAGGTTTTGAACGCGGTTCTCAGCGTCCTCAACTTCCTCGCCGGGAACGTGTTGAAGAACCGGAATGCTGACGACCCTTCTTAATCTGGCCGGGGGCATCGCGTCCGCCATCACGGCGGTCGCGGACTGGCTCTCACGTCGGCGGCTTATCCAAGCTGGCGAGGATCGCGCCAGGGCGAAAATGTCGGAGGAGCAGATTGAACAGATTAGTCGCGCTAACCGCGCTCGGATTGCTGCTCGCGACGACGACAGCTTGCACTCCAAATGGGCCCGGGACTGACATCTCTTGCCATATTTTTGCCCCAATCCGGTTCAGTCGGGCGGACACCGCGGAAACCATCCGCGCGCTCATCGAATACAACGAAGTGTTGGAATCGCTCTGCTCGCGATCGGGGTGACCTCGCCCGCGTTCGCGCAGCAATGCGGGCCGACAGCGTCGGTCGAGCAGGAACTGGCGGCGCGGCACAATGAGGCCGTAATTTTCACCGGCCTACAGAGCGCTCACGAAATGGTGCGGCTCTGGCTGAACCCGGATACGGGATCGTGGACCGCCACGGTGACCACGCCCGGAGGCCAGACTTGCGTCGCGTCCAGCGGGCTGTACGGAGAACCCGGTCCTCCTCCAAGGCCTAAACGCGATGAACGACCTGCTCGATCCGACTGAGCTTGCTGCTCCCACCACGTTTACAGAAAGCGTGCCGATGCCGCCCAATTCCTTCAAGAGCCCGCCCATCCCGCCCAAGGAGGTCGGCTTGTCCGTCCGCACGGAGGGAGACGAGATAATTCTACGCGCGGCGGGCCGAGAATATTGGATGACGATCACCAGCGCGGTCCGCCTGACAAACGATTTGGCGGCGGCGATCTCGGCCTGGAGCGAGAGCTATGGATCACGACAAGATATTTGAGCAATTGGTCGCCCACGAAGGCCTGAAGACGACAGTCTACAAATGCCCCGCCGGGCGTCTGACGATCGGCGTCGGGCGAAATCTTGAAGACCTCGGCATCACTCCCGAGGAGGCGATGATCCTGCTCGCCAACGACGTTGAACGGTGCTGCACTGAACTGGATCTGACGGTTCCGTGGTGGCGGGCGCTGGACGATGTCCGCCAGCGGGTCCTGGTAGACATGGTTTTCAATCTCGGCATCCGCCGGTTTCTCGGCTTCAAGAAAATGCTGCGGCACGTCGCCGCCCAGGCCTGGGATCTCGCTGCCGACGAGATGCTCGATTCGCGTTGGGCCGATCAAGTCGGCATGCGCGCCAAAACGCTCTCAGACATGATGCGCTCCGGCCAGGATTGACAGCCCCGCTCCTCTCCCCTAAAACAAAAAGGTGACCCAGGCGAGGGTCGTGAGGGTAAGTTATTGAATTAATTGAGGTTGAATCAGGCCCATGACCTGATGGGCATGGCGCAAACCCAGAGGCCTTTAAGGCATTATTTTCAATGACTTACACGAATAGTTCCTCGCCAGGGCGCTTTGGAGCCAAGGCGGGGCACCTATTTTAAGTGACTGATTTTGCAGAAAAGTATCTCTGTGTATCAGTGTGCATCTCGCCCTTGGGAAAAATTTAGGTGACCATCCAGGTGACCAAAGGGGCGGTAAAATGAACATCCATCAAGTCACGAGCCGGGTGAAGAACGGCAAGAAGGTTTTCTATTTCCGGTGGGACGATCCGGAAACCGGCAAGCGCCGCGAGCGATCCGCGAAAACCAAGAAGGAAGCCGAGGCCATGCGGCGGGATCTCGTCGCCAAGTGGCTCAACGGCGATCTCCCGACCGAAAAATCCAAGCAAACCGTCGCGCATGTGGTCGAGGCCTACCTCGATGATCGCGAGGACGATGTGCGCGCCAACAACATCACACGCGGGCAATTCGATAATATCCGGGTTTACATGAAGCCATGGGCCGCTTGGGCCGACCGATCCATCGGGCAAATTGACCCGGTCTGGGTGAAGGCCGCGCTGGATGGGCTGGCCGTGGGGGGCTCAACCAAGCGGAAGTATCTCGTCGGATGGGGCGGCTTCGCGAAATGGATGGCGCTGCATGGCTATCGCAATGACCTCATCACAATGCATTGCCGCGTGTCCAAGGTGGCCAAGCCCGAGATGTGGTTCCCGCCGGATGAAACGGTCAAGGCGTTGCTTGCGGCGAGTGACGGTAAATGGCGTGCCATCATCGCAACGCTCGCGATGTGTGGGCTGCGGTGCGGCGAGATCAGAGCCCTGCCCTGGGAGAACGTCTCGATCAACGGCGGCTATATCAAAGTCCGACAGGCGGTCGAGCGGTGCGGTCGGATCGCCGGGCCGAAGACCGAGGCGGGCAACCGAGAGGTGCCGCTGCCCGCATTCGTGGGCTCGATGTACGCTGATTTGCCCAGGCGCGGGGATCTCGTATTCCCGCGCGACGACGGGACGCCCATGACGAACGAAGAACTGTGGCGGGGCATTAAACCCGTGATCGACCAATCCGGCGTAGAGTGGCGGCACCAGCTTCATGTCCTTCGACATTTTGCCGCGAGCCGCATGATAGATCTCGGCTGGTCAATCAAGCGGGTACAGGTCGCTTTGGGGCATGCATCCTACGCGACAACAGCCGATCGCTACGGACATCTTGTGCAGCGCAAGTCATATGCCGAAGAGGCCGAGGAGATGGCTCGGGGGTTCGGATGAGAAACCCCGTTGCAAAAGCGGTTCGCAAGATCCGGCCCCAAATCATGAGGGCCAAAAAAGGCAAGGGAGCTTACACACGGAAAGGCCTTGAGTGGCAAAAAGTGACAACTAAAACCCCGACCCCATAAAAAAAGGGCGGCTCAACGAGCCGCCCAGGTTGGGGAGGGATCTTCTATTCGCGCGGCCTTTCGTCCACGCCCAGGCGTGCCAGAATCGACGCGGTCGAGGATTCGACAAAATGCTCGCCCCGTCGGCTCTTTACCACTTCGATGCATTTAGCCAGGTATCGATACGGCTTGTTGACAGCCGCAGCGATCTTGTCGCGCGAGATCGCCAAAGTGCCCCGCCCGATCAGGCACACAATCGCTCTGGCTTCAAACCGATTGTCATTTTTGGTCCGGTTCTGATCGACAATATCGGCAACCGACACGCCGAAATAATCGGCGGTTGCTTCGAGCAGAAGCCTGAGCCGCTCGTCCGCATCTTTGTCGAAGATGCCCGCTTTACG